CTTTTTTAATTCTTAAAAATAAAATAAAATGGCAATACAAAGTGTAGAAGTAATAAATATAGACCATTTTGCTAAAGGTGGTTTAAAACTATTAGAAATAGCTGAAGTGGGAGCTACGGGCTGTAGCTTAGCTGTAAACAACGATACTCAAACTGCAACGGGAGTATTAAGTTCTGCTGCAGGTCAAATTCATTCTTTTGAGTTTGAAAAAGAATCAGCAAAAATGAGTGTTTCTGTGCAAAGAACAGATTCACTAAATTTATATAATGTTGTAGTTGAAGGTTTTGTACCTAAATTATCTAAAGATAGACTAAAATCATTAGAGTCTGTAATGAAAGCTCCTAACGGATTTTTCGCAAAAGCATATCTTTGGGATGATTATAATGAGAATACAGGTAACAATCTTGACCCTTATTTATTAGGGTTTGATAATACTTTAGCTGTGAGTAACTCAGTTACTGATTTCCCTTGCGTTTTAGAAAGTTTAGAACTTGACTCAGGAACTGCATTAGCTGATGCTAACGGTGTTACGGTTAAAATTAGCTGTACTATGGCTCATTTTCCTGCTCAGTTCTAATAATAAAACTTAAAATAAAAAGAAAATGATTGAAGAAATTAACATACTACAAGGGACTCACGGGGTGTATATGCACAACGATGTTGTTCCTGGCGTTGAGCGGGTTGTTTTATGTCTAAACGGAGATAGACACAACGAAGACACTTCCTCTGACTTTCAAGGAAACTATGCGGTTGGTAATACGATTGTGTTAGATTCAGGTGTTGGAGATTATGGAATGGCTCAAGAGGAATATGTTTTAAAGTGTGAAAGAGAAAAAAGTAAAATGACTTATTCTGTTACTCAAGATAGAGGTTTTCCTACTCACGTTATAACTTTAGAGCTTTATGTTCCTCATTTAGCTGCAGATATTTACCATAGGTTAAGTGCAGGTTTAAGAACTGCTTATGTTGGATTGGTTTGTATGAATGATAAGTTTGAACAAGCTTCTCCTTATGAAACTGATGATAACACTGACAATGAAACAACACCAAGTTCAACTGATTTAAAACAAGGTAGATATATAGTTGGTGTAGACCAAATTTTAGGTGACGAAGGTAGTGCTGCATCAGGTACAGGTATGAACTATCAATACTCTGACTTTGCTTTGTTTATAGACTCTATTGAGTATGACTCAGGAGCTGCTTTAACTGATAAAAATGGAGCTACTTTAAAGCTAACTGCCGTTCAAGGTACAGCTCCAAAAAGAGTAGTTTACTCTTAAAATAATCTATATAAGTAATATTAATAGGTGAAACTACGGAAGTAGCCTATTAATTTCTTATATTTGTTGAATCATTATACATTTATTGTGGCTAAAAGAGAAAGAGATTCCAAAGGTAGGTTTGTAGCTAACTCCACAGCATCTACTATAAATAGAAAAGCAAGTGGTAGAGTAAAGTTTGACATCGTCAACATAGCTACCATGCCTAGTATTTTAGAAAGGCAACACGGTATAACATCAAAAGATTATTATAGGTTTGGTGAAGACAATTTGTTTCCTCAATATTTAGCTGAGCTAAAAAGAAAGTCTAGTACTCACAGAGCTATACTATCTCAAAAAGCAACCTACACTGCAGGTAGTAAAATAACTACAATAAATTCAAAGATACAATCTTATATAAATGAAGTTAATCCTAAAGGTCAATCTTTAAGGAATTTATTTAGATTGGTTGTAGATGATTTTTACACTTTTGGAAATGCTTATATTGAGTTTGTTGAATATGAAGGTGGTTGCAACATGTATCACGTTGATGCAACTATGGTGCGTGTCGGTAAAAACCTAGAGTCTGTTTACATTAATCCTGATTGGACTTATTATGAGTTAGGAGATAAAGAGGTTCGTAAGCTACCTATGTTCCCTAATTTTAAAAACGGAAGATGTGTTCTTATGTTTAAGGACTACGAAAGTGGCTTCCAACGATACGGTATTCCTGATTACATAGCTGCCGCAGAAAGTGGTTCTATAGAAATAGATTATCTTATACAAAAATATAATCGCTCTAAATTTGAGAACGGATTTATGCCATCTGCTATTATAGAAATAGATGGCTCAATGAGTGATGATGAGGCTGAAGAATTAATATCTTTAGCTCAAGATAAGCTTACAGGAGAAGGTAATAATGGTAAAATATTATTCCTTGTAAAAGATGGAGCAGGAGCAGGTGGTGGAGCAAATGTTCAGATACTTAAAGATGATAAAGACGGAAGCTTTATGGAGTATCAAGAACTTACTAGAAATAACATTGTTACAGCCCATAGATGGCAACCTGCATTATCAGGTATAGTTTCTAGTGGTAAAATGAATAACACGGGTAGTGAGATTAGAATATCTTATGATTTGGTTATGAGAACCGTTATTCAAGACACCATTGAGCAAGTGTTCAAACCAATGAGAGATGCTTTAGGAAAGATTTTAAAAACAGACGCTTCTTCATTAGAGGTTCAGTTTGAGTCACCTATAGGGTTTGCTGCAGATATAGACATAACTAAAATAGCAGATGTGAATGAGCTTAGGAGTTTAATAGGCTTAGAGGAAAGGCCTGATTTAGATGATATTTATTTAGAAGATTTAAAATCAAAAGAAAATGGCGGCAACAGACTATAGACAATACCCTAATTTAATTACAGCTCAAGAAGTTGTTGATATAGCTATGACTAATTCAAATATGGATGAGTCAATTATAGATTCAAACATTATTCTTATATCAGAAATAACTCACCTAAAACAACATTTAGGCGATTATTTTTGGGGTACTCTTCGGGAAAAGTTTCAGGATAGAGCAACCGCTCCTGTGCCAAACGCAGAAGAGATTACTTTAGTTGATAAATATATTAAACCCTGCCTTGCTTTATATGTAAAGTACGAGGTTTTAAATGATATGCAATATAATACAACATCTTCGGGAGTTGTAACAAATGATGACGAGTGGAGTGACCCTGTTGAATCTTCTGAAATGTCTTTATTAAAGGATGATACATACAGAAAAGCGGAGATATTAAGAAAAGACATGATGGAGTGGTTGGATGACTCTGAAAATGAGGGGGTTTATACTGAGTATGAATCTAGCGATAACGACAAACATTTAAACGGAGATAATGTTGTTAGGCTTGGAGGTATATTAGCTTATGGAAGTAAACTTAATAGATACCGCTCAATAAATAAAAAAGATGAACGATACTATAGCTAAAATTAAAGATACGCTAGAAATTAGCGTTGTAAATGGTGGAGCTGTAATAGTTTCCACAATGAGCCAAATAGAACAAGGATTAAGAATACTCTCTTTAGTAATAGCTATAGCCTACACAGCTTGTAGGTTGTTTAATTTATGGAAAGAGAATAAAAAAAATAAATAACTATGCCTCAAGATTATACTGACTCAGCTTCGAGTTATAAGCAAAAGTTTACAGCTCAAGGAAGAAACAATGCTTCTGCTGCTCTTACAGCCAACGAGCAACAAGATAGAGACAACTTACTTTATTTTATTGAAAATAATTTTCAAACAAATGTAAAGGGTGGTATTACTGCTGAAAATCTAAGAGCTTTCTTACATATTTTAGTTAAATCTGTTAGGACTCAGGCTGATGATAAATCTTATGTTATTATTGGAAATAGAGGTGGTCGAGTTTCAACAAGCGACGCGGGTAGATACTACTATGGTAGCTCTAGTACGGGATATAACACCTTTTCAAGTTACACTACTAATTTAGCTAATCTTTCAGCGGCTTATTCTTTTAACTCTATAAGAGCACCATTTCAACTTTTTAATGTGTCTTGTAAGGGTACTATTCAAAATGGAACATCAACAGGAGATGTTTGTATAAAAATGTATTATTCAGACCAAGATGATGGAACAAATACTTACGTTCAAAATCTAACATTAATAGGCACAACAACAGTTGATTGCGCTATAACAGACACAAGTTATGATTACGCTATAAATTCAACTGTAAATGTTCCTGAAGGTAAACTTATATGGTGTTTAGTAGAAAATACGGGTCACGGGTCAGGTACTGAATATTTATATTTTACTCACTGTGTTTTCGCAACAAGACATTCTGCTAATTGGACATCATCATAATATGGCAAAGAAAAAAGATTCAAGACTAGAAAGAGCGGGTGTTTCAGGTTATAACAAACCTAAACGAACCCCTAATCATCCTAAAAAGTCTCACGTTGTTGTGGCTAAACAAGGTGATAAAGTAAAAACTATTCGATTTGGTGAGCAAGGCGCTAGCACTGCGGGTAAACCTAAAAAAGGTGAATCTGATAAGATGAAAGCTAAAAGAAAATCATTTAAAGCTCGTCACGGAAAAAACATAGCTAAAGGTAAAATGTCTGCAGCTTATTGGGCTGATAAAGTAAAGTGGTAATGAAGAAAAAAAGCACAGTAAACAAAGCAGGAAACTACACTAAACCTACTATGAGAAAGCGTTTATTTAACAAAATAAAAGCAGGCTCTAAAGGTGGTAGAGCAGGTCAGTGGTCTGCTAGAAAAGCTCAAATTCTTGCAAGGGAATATAAAAAAGCAGGAGGGGGGTATAAATAATGGCTCTAAAAAAATCACAAAAAAGTTTAAAGAAATGGACTAAACAAGATTGGGATTATGTTTCTAAAAAAGACAAAAAGAAGCCTAAATCTAAAAGAGGTAGATACCTACCTAAAAGCGTTAGAGAGTCCCTTACGCCTGCTCAAAAAGCTGCTGAGAATAGAAAGAAAAAGAAAGCTACTGCAAAGGGTAAACAAAATGCTCCTTACGGAAAAAAATTAGCTAAAAAAGTTAGAAGAGCAAAGTAATGAAAGTTGTATTAAACAGGCTTGTAGATACAGGTAAATCAACGTTAGGAAAACTTACAATACACGACGAATTAAAAGAGTGTTTTTCCTGTAAAACATTAGAGCTTTCTTGGAAAGATAATAAAAGAAACGTATCTTGCATACCTCGTGGAGAATACCTTGTAACAACAAGATTTTCTGCTAGACATGGAGAGCATTTTTTAATAAACGATGTAGATGGTCGGGAGTATGTTTTAATACACAGCGCAAACTATCATTATCAACTTAGAGGTTGTGTAGCTGTTGGCAAAAGTTATGCTGACATAGATAAAGACGGGGAGATAGATATTACATCTAGTAGAGATACTATGGATAAACTGTTAAGTATTCTTCCTGAAGAATTTTATATAACTATAATTTAAAAAGATGATTGAGTACATTTCACAAAACGGAACAGATATTATTGCTATTGTTGTGGCTTTAATGGCTATGATTAAGGTAATTGTTCGACTAACCCCTACCGTTAAGGATGATGAGGTTTTTGGAAAGTTAGACAAAGTTTTAGAGTTTTTGATTCCGAACTATGGGTCTAAGAAGAAAAAATAGAAAAGATTATAAAGCCTCAGAAGAGGTTAAAATAAAAACTGACCCTGTGATTAATCCTAAAATATCGTTAGGAGCTAAGATTATGTCTATTATTATCCCTAAAATGTTTAAGGATAAGAACGGAAAGTGGTCTAGTAAAAGAACTATAGGTGGTGTAATTGCTGTTGCAGCAGTTCATCAAATAGAGGTGTCGGGTGAGATTTTATGGCAACATTTAGTTTTAGTTGCTTTAGCTGTAGCTACAGTCTATGCCCCCGACTCTAAATAAGGGATTACCATTGGTAATGTTCCGTTTTCAAGAACGACCCCACAAGATAACTTATAAGACTTTGCAAAATGCTTTGCGTAAGCCATCGCGTAGCTTTTTCTGTCTACACCGCACCCTACTTGCATTCCCCAATGTTTTCCGTTATATATTACTGATGCCTCAGTATGGATATGCCCTTGAACTACTGAACAACCAAACTGCAGGGCTTTATTAGCCGCAGCATTTCTTCCTGAAGTCCCTGTTCCGTGAACATATAGAACATCCCCTATATGATGATGCTCTTTGAAGTCCCAACCTTCTACACCTAAAACCTCATCGAAATCTCTTATCCAAACTTTTGATATTCCACTATCGAAAGCTTTTCTACGAACTATAGCATCGTGATTTCCTATACAAACTTTTGCTATTGGAAACGCATTGTGCCACATTTGTATTTTATCTATTGCTCTATCTAATTCTTCACCTGCACCATAACCATCAGGGTCTTGTTTATGAAACGAGCTGTAGTGAGAATCAATAACATCCCCTATAAATACAACCTCTGAACATTGATACTTTCGCATTTGCTCTTGGCAATGCTCAAGGTATCCGTCTAAACAAAATGGTTCGTGAATATCGCCTACAACTAATACATTTCCTGTAGACGGGCTTTTTGACTGACGGGATTTTTTAATTAAATCCCACTCGAACTCAGATAGTCGAGGTCTATATTGTTTTTCCATAATGCAAATATAATGAAAAAAAGTAACCCCTGCAAACGCAAGGGCTACACGCACTATTTAAAGTGCAACTATGCAGAGATAAACAGGGAATATTCAAAGATACTATTTCTTCTCTTTTATCCAAGAGTCAGGTACTATTTTCTCACACCATAGTATGTCATTTTTATCACACCATTGAGCGTAAGTTGTTTTACTCCCCTTTCTTATCTTATTGTTTGCGTTTTGGAATAAAAATCTAATATCTAAGTTTGGGTGTTGTTCTTTTATAAGTAGGTGTTTATCCCTATCAGATTTTACTAAACGACCTTTAACTTCTATAATTATCCCGTTTGGTAATATTATATCGGGTGTGTAGGAATGACTACTCGCAGGAATCACATAACCGACCTTCAGGGCTTCGTAAGCACATCCCGTAACATGTCTTTGTTTCAAGTTCTTCCAAACTCGATGTTCTAGTCCACTTCGGAATCCTGCTTTCACAGCAGCACTCCTTGTTACACTCTTTCTTTTTTTCTTCATCTATAAGTTTTTCTAAATAGACAGCCATATCCATAGCTTCTTCTTGAGCGTGTATAAGCCATTCTAAGGTACTTAAATCATTTCTTTCCATAGAAGTTCCGTACTTATCTAATCCTTTATTAGAACGTTCTAAAATTTTAGAAATAACTTTATATTCTATTTTACTCATTTATCTATTTGTTTAGTCACAAAGTTAACAAATTCTAGCTCTTTTTCCAAAGCTTTCTTTTTCCAAGTAACCATCTCTTGTTTATAGTAAATCATTTTAAAAAAGCATTGATTAAATAAAATCAAGCAATCATTTAAATCGTCTACTCTTTTTTCTTTCTTATCATAAATTTCAGGGTTTATTTTTCCTGCGCTATTTATAAGTTCTGACCTCATTTTATCAACCTCCACAATCATCTCTGAGTATGCGTGCATAAAGTTGTTTTCTTCTGTGGTTGCTTGCGACTCCCTAAGAGTCTGCATTGCCATTTCCGCTATCTCCATATTCGTTTACCTCTATTTGTTGTTCATCGTTTGTTGAGTCTATAATCCAACTATCCCAAGTCTTCCTTGCTATTTCTTTGTTTATCTCTTCTTGAGACTTTGGCACTTCCTTCATAGTAAATTTTTTCTTCTTCTTCTATTTTTTTTCTCCAAGCCAAATATTCTGTATGGTCTTTTTCTCGC